CCCTGTGCAATAGCTTGACGCATATTCGTAATTTGAAATGTTGATACAAGTTTCTCCAATTCTTTGAAATTTGGGGCATTATAGTGGTTTTCCACAGATTCTTCCGTGTAGCCAAATAATAATTCACGAATTTTGTCCCGAGACACTGAAATAAAATTTGGACATTCTTGAATTTTATTTCTTACCCACGTGCTTTTACCACTTGCCGAAATTCCCGATAATATAATAATTTTTGTCATAATTGATTTTATTTTTTAATACTTAAATTCGGTGGTATTATTTGAGTTTAGTAATAACTGAAAAACATATTCGGGGTCATTTTTACCAAAGACTTGTGGTACATGATATTGATTAATTTCACCATCTTGTAACATTTTTGCCAATCCTTGACGCAAATATGTTTCCAAATCTAATAATTCATGAACATTTAATTCGATATGGTATATTGAACGAATATGTTCAAGCGACGGAATATTTTTATTCATTAGAGATTCAGCACAATATAATCCACGCATAGCATGAATTAATTTATGTTTACCTTCTTTATATTGTTTCAAATCTCTTTTAGCAAATCCTAAATATCCTTTAATTACTTTATATGTATAACAAAAATTTAATGCTAAATCTAATTCAAAATCATTTCTAAACATCAATAAATCGGAATTTATAGTTGAATCTCCCGAAGACTGATTCATAAAAAATTGATTTTTTGTCGTATATATGTAATCATTATTATTTTCAACATCTTTGAATTGAAATTGATGAAATGATGGTAATCGACTTAAATGATTTTCAATAAATTCGTCTTCAATTTTATAAATACATAATAAATCGGTATCCGAATTTTCATTATCGGTTCCATATAATTTACTTCCGATTGTATGGGTTTCTTTTACAAGTGTTTGAAGATACTCGTGTTGATTTTTTGTGATATGGATATTCATGACTATTTCGATTAAATGTTTAATTCATGACACAAACTTAATTCAAATTTACGACAAATGCAAATATTATTTCAAAAACTCCGGTAATTTGATTTCAGCAATTCTTGGTACATATTCATCAAATATTTGTTTCAATTTTTCATCCATTTTTTGTAATGAAAATTCGTCACGAATCTTTCTACCTTGTCGTTGACCTATATCAATCGTTTTATTATAATTTTCAAACACATATTTCATCAATTTGGTCGAATCATCATAATTTGGGTCAAACCATTTTGAACCTTGAATAATGACGTTTGGTACTAATGCACTCGGATGAACGTCAATCAATGTTCCTCCAATTAAAAGAGAATGATTCTCGTCAATATAATCTAAGTGACCCGAATAATTTGCTAAAATTATCGGTTTATTAGTTGCACAAGCAAACTCTGCCGGAATTCTATTGAACCCTTCTCCCCGAGTTAGAGACACAAACGCTTTTAATTTGGTATGATTATATAATTGAACCATCTGTGTGTCTGTAAACTCACCATGTAACAAATATATATTTGGAGAATTTTTTGGACAATATTTGTTTTTAATTTCTTGCAATTCGTCCAAACATTTATAATAGTCTATTTTAGAAGAATTTCCCATATTTGTTTTTATAATAAGTGCCGGCTTATCAACCTTTGATTTAAACGTTTCGCAGAAATTTTTAATCAAATTGCCAATATTTTTTCTATCATTTCCAAATGTTCCTCCTACCCATTGTCCAACGAATAAAAAACAAAATTTTTCTCGAATTTGTGACAAATCTATGTCAACAATTTCCGAAGATTTCATTGATTTAAACAAATCTACATTAACACCTTCGAATAATATTTCACATTTTTGTTTGAATTTGATTAATTCCTTTGTATCGTTATTTTCATATATTGTATCGATGAACGATGCTTTAGCAAATTGTGAAGGAACTATCACTAAATCGGCAAGATTGGCTCCATTTATCCAAGAAATATCCATAATGTTTGTTTCTATCGACGATGTGAACAAAATATTATATAATGTTCCAATTCGTTTCATTTCATTGGGAAGTCCTATATGAATGTATATATGTGGTTGGAAATTAACATTATTTATAATAAATTTTGTAAAAAATTCGTCGAGATGATTAGGATTTGTTCCCCAGTTGTTTACAATAATTTTTATATCATAAATATTTTCATATTGTTTAATGATACTTTTTATAATATCTTTTGCCTTTTTACCATATCCTGACACGCTAAATATTGGTGCAGTTATTAAAATTGTTTGTTTCATTAAAATGATTAAATTTTTGTTAAAGTGTAATTAAGTTTTTCTATAAATGTCTCCATACTTTCGTTCAAAATTTGTCCTACATTTTCTGTCATATTATATGATGTAAGTCCATTATTTATAAAAAATTCTCTACCAATTTTGCCACGACGTTTACGCTCTTGCTCAGGCAATTGATAAATTTTACTCAATGCTTTGAATAAATCTTTTTTATCGATATAGTTTGAATAAATATATGGAACAACGTCGTTAGATGTTAGTACAGAAGTAAAATCTAAAATAGGTTCAGCCCAAACACCTTTACCAAAATCCATTTGGTCGGACATTCCTCCATGTAATGGGGCAATAATCATTTTTTCACACATTACAGCTTCACCTAAACTCATTCCAAATCCTTCTTGACTTGACGGTAAAACCAAAACATCGCAAGCATTGTACAAATAACGCATCATTGTTGTATCAAACCGTTGTTCAATTATATGAACATTATACTTATGATTCTTTCCATATAATCCGTCCATAATTTGAACAAGATTTCCTCCCAATGATGTTTCCTGTGTATGTAGGATGAGATTAAATTTGTCGTATTCTGAATTATTGGCATCGACAAACATTTTATACGCTTCCAACAATACCGGAATGTTTTTTCTTGGGATATTTACAGAATTGAATAAAATATTGAATTTTTTTCTATCAATTTTTGTCAAATCGCAAAATTGAGCAAATTCGGGGGTATTCTCTCCAACATTGAAAAACATATTTTGGTCAAATCCATGTGGAACATATTTGATAATTTTGTCCTTAACACGTTCGTCTAAAATTTCTTTTACAATATTGTCGGTAAATTTAGAAATATTTATTAATGTGTCACAAGAATCATAATATGCTTTATTGAAATGAGGTGTAGGATAAGCGTCCCATATATTGTACCAACATATTAGAATATTATTAAACAAATTGATATTGTTAAAAAATGTTAAATGACTTCTTGGGTCTGACATCAATATAATAGCATCAATTTTTTCATTATTTACAATATGTTCATATAAATTTTTATCACCATATCCCGAATATTGAATTTCATATACATGCGAATCCGTATAACCCCGTTCAGCGTTTATATTAGTTGATAGGTCGAATATTTTTCCATGATTCGCAGTCGATTGAAACCCACCAATAACTAACCAATTGAAATGATTTGCGGTAGCATAAACAATTTCTCTCGATATATTTCCCACTCCGGAAGTACAATTGAGAGAATCTGTGATAAATAATATTCGTTTTCTTTGGTCTTTTGGTATATGATTCATTTTAAAAATTTTTGTTCCAAATTAGTAATTCATTATGATTATTTATTTTCTTACGAAATTCTTCATCTTGTATCCATAATGACATGGCTCTATTAAGAAGTTTTGGTAAGGGGAATTTTTTAAGTTTATTAAATTCTTTATATTGTTCATATATTGGAATTAATAATTCGATGTTTGTTTTTGTTAACATAACATCTCGATTAGAGTTTGTTTTCATTTATTTAAGTTATTTATAGCCATATTATAATATTCAACGTCTTTCTCAATACCAATATATAAACGGTTTTCATTTACACATGCTTTTCCTACACTATTACTACCAAAACAATTATCCATTACTACATCACCATCGTTAGAAAACGATTTTACTAAAAATGTCATCAATTCCATCGGTTTCTGTGTAGGATGTATTTGGTCTTGTCGTCTCCATTTTTGAGGAAAATCTAATATCGTTATTGGATGACGAGTTCCTATATTATTTGTCACAACACCTTCTATACCATATTGCATATTATTAGTCTTATTCGGTGTCCACTTCCGACTATATGGTGTTCCTTCGGTCATTTGTGGATTATATGTAGAAGCACTTTTTCCAAAAACTAAAATTAATTCATGTCGTTTCATAGGCATATATTTGGCTGTTAATGGACTTCCGCATTTACTCTTCTTCCATATCATGTCATATCTAAATAATTTCTCATTACTTAATGCCAATTTATATGCAAATAAACCTGTACCAAATAATATTATATTCCCCTTCGATGATAATATACGCTCATATTGTGACCATAATTTATCGAATGGGATAATAATGTCCCATTTATTTTTCGTTGTACCAAATGGTAAGTCGCATAATATTAGATTAACACTCTTGTCGGGAATATCCGACATAACATCTAAACAATCACCATTGATTAAGTGATTGTTATGAATATGTTGATATTTATATTTGCGAAATAATGTATCAAATTTTTGCATAAATATTTTTATTTATAAACATCATTACATTCTTCTTTGAATGGACAATAGTTACAAGTAAACTTAGATGGCGTGGCAATTCGTTCAACATCTTTATTATATGAACCATCCGTGTTAAAATTATTTTTAACGAATTCTTCAATTAATTCAAAACTTTCTTGAATTTTTTTCTTACCATGACTCGGTTCAAACATTGAAATTCGTTTTGCTTCATATTTTGAAACACCTTCCCAAATTTTCCTTTTCAAAATTACAAATTTAATCTCAATATCTTCTAATTTTATGTCAAAAATTTTCGAAATAAAATATTTGTAAAGTCTTAATTGAGCCAATTTATATTCATCGGATTTTGTCGATTCGTTCCAACCTTTGGTAGAAGTTTTGTAATCATATACAATAATTTTATCATTCATTGTATTGTAAAACGTACTATCAATATATGCTTGAAAATTTACATCAAAATCTTCTAAAATATTTGAAATAATATGTAATTCGGAACCAATATGCTCATATTCTTTTAGAAAATATTTTTCACAATCTTTTTGTAATTCATCTAAAATATTACATCCATCTATATAAAATTCATTTAATTCGTCGGGTGTTGTATAATGCTCAAATAAATTTTTATCAAACGTTTCTTGATAATTTATACACAATCGTTCGTAAAGATATTCATGTAAATCAAGTTTATTAGCAAGTTTGTGTGAAGTGTTATAAATATTTTCGACATAATACTGAAATACCTCGTGAACGGACGTGCCGAATACCAAATTTATATTGTAATCACTTTTATAATTACCTTGAACATATTTTTGTTCAAATTTTTTTGGACAATCTTTATGTGTTACGAATTGAGAGTAAGAAATTTTAGGTGTAGATGTCTTATATATACTAACACTACTTAGTCGCTCTTTATTGGTCATAATTAATCAAATAAAATTTAGTTCTCAGATGATGGTAATGTGTTCAATTCTTTATACATATTTTCGTACCACATTGCTTTTTTAATATCCTTTTGAATTATTTCGTTATACACCTCTGTGGAAATTATTTCATCATCTGTATTAAATTTATGTCCACATCTCATACGATATTTGAATGAATTTAATTTACAAAATGCCATAACTTCATCTTTTGTAAACAATTGTAACATCATATCAATCGTTTGTGGAAAAACATCTGAATTATAGTGTTTGGGATGATTAATATCATCTTTTTGAAATAAATCTTCTTCCATAATTTGTTTATCGGTTTCACGATTCTCTAAATTTTCTGTAAATTTTTTGATAAATTCTTTCTGTGGTATTAATTTATCAGGTTCAATTTCGGAAATTTGTTTATTATCGGTTTGCATTTTTTTATATAAAGTTGGTTGGATAATTCTTAATGACTCTAATTCTTCTTTAGATTTTGATACATTACCATCCCAAAAATATGATGGTTTTATCAAATCTATTACAGCTTTTTCGACAAATGTTTTTGTCATATTATTTCTTTCGTCCATTTTTTAATTGTTTTTAAATCTACACCATAATTTTTACAAAATTTCTCAAATTCTTCTTGAGCCAAATTTTTAACAAACTGTTCAATTTCTTTTTTCGAAGTTTTTTTAATTTTTGACACAAATTGAATCAAATCTTTTGGTAATTCTTTTTTAGTTTTTTTGACAAAATTTAATTGAACATATTTAGGTAATTTTTTTAAATATATGCTGTAAACTTGTTCATTGGTCAAAGCCGTATATTGTTGCAAATCGTTTACAAAAAGAATTTGGTCAAAATTTGTTGCTAAAAACTTATTTGCTACAAATATGCTAAAGTCTTTTTGCAAACTTGGAGACAATTTATTCCAATTTGTTTTAAATTTTGTCAAATGTTGTATGATTTCGAACATAGTTTGTTACAAATTTTCTAATTTCGATTTTCTAAAGTCTTGTAGCCAAATATTAGATTCAACTACATAATTTTTAACCATCAACTCAATATTATTCAAGTAAATTTCAATTTCATCAATAAGTCCGGCATCATCTTCAAAATTTGATGGAATCTCAACCTTAATTATAAAAGTTTTTTTCATAATTTTTATAATTTTTATACGAAGTTTGAGCAATTGACCATAATGCTTTTTGATATGCTTCATATTTATTACCATTATTTCCATACATTTTTTCAAAAAATTGTTCAAATGTATCACTACTTACAACAGAATGTATATCATACATTATTGATAAAATTGATTCATATGTATTTTTCATAATGTTATTTCAATTTTAAAATTTCAGCTAAGAATGCCATCAAATTTATTTCCCTATTAGGAATTGTTTTCGATTGATGAAGATATTTTGCTAATAAAATTGTGATTGGGATATAATTATTTTCAAACATTTCAATATTCTTGTAAATAATTGAATAAACTCTGTCCCAATCACTAAAATCACTTTCTACAAAAAATTCTCTACACATTTGCCAACGTTTTTCAGCAGAAGATTTGTCAAAAATTATTTGTATAAAATATTGGTCAAAATTCGAAACAATATTTGGCACATATTTGAAACAATTTGTCTGTGAACATAGTTCCAATGTGTGGATAATCTGTCTCACGTCGGGATAATTATCCTTAATCATTTGTTTCAATTCACTTCGCTCAAATGTTTTATTTTCTTTGTTAAGAATTTCCTCACATGTAATTCGAATATCTTTTATAGAAGCATTTTCAAAAGATATTTGTTGACATCTCGATAATAACGCATCCGATAATTTATTTATATGATTTGTTGTAAAAATAAATCTACATATATGTTGATATTTTTCAACAACACCCTTTAGTGAATCGAGTGCTTGGTCAGACATTCTATCCGCTTCATCACATAGTACAATTTTAATTTTACCAAATGAACTTGTTGAACAAAAATTGACAACTTTATCTCTAATTATGTCGATACTTGTATCCAATGAAGCATTTAATATCAAAGAACTTGCATTTAATTCCGATATTAATATTTTAGCCAATGTGGTTTTTCCTCTACCGGCATCTGAATAAAAAATTAAATTGGGAATATTCTCATTTTTAATAAAGTTTTGTAACAATTCCTTCGTTTCGGAATTTAGTACAAGTTCGCTTAATACTTTTGGGCGATATTTATCCACCCATAGTTCTTTTGCCATAATTATCTTATAGTTTTTTTAGAAATGATATATGTATTTGTATCATATTTTGACACAATTGATAATTTCGATATACATGTATCACATACAATATTTGCAACTAATATTTTATCGACCGTATCTAACGCTATTTCATAACCAACGCTCCCACCCTTCAAATAACCTACATCATATGCTATAAACCAAGTATTTATTACGATAACAATCATCAATATACTCGCTAAAAATATATTTTTATAATTTTTC